CTGATCTAAAAACTCTTGGAATGGCTGCCCTAGCAGGTGCCGCTGGTCCAATCTTGAAGTGGCTAGATTCATCAGCCGTAGATTTTGGCAGAGGCTCAAAGTAATCCATCCCTAGTTTTTGGAGCAAATAAATGGCAGCAGGTACCTTAGATTTCACAATTGAACAAGGGGCAACTTTCAACCTTCTTTTGACTTGGAAAATTAACGATGTCGCAGTTAATTTAACTGGGTACACTGCTCGCCTTGCAGCACGCGTTGATGTTGAAGATACTGAAACAGTATTAACGCTAACAACCGAAAACGGTGGCATTACTCTTGGCGGAGCATTGGGAACAATCAGCCTTGATCGCACCGCTGCGCAAACAACACTTTTGCCTGCAGGTACCTATGTTTATGATCTTGAACTAATCGCTTCAAATGGAACAGTTACACGGTTGGTACAAGGCGAACTTGATATTAGCGCAGAGGTGACTCGATGAGTTCAATCGTTTATGTATCCTCAAGCACCACCGATGTAATTGCTGAAATTGCCTCACCTGCCGAAGTAATTATTTCAAACCTTCAAGGCCCACAAGGTGCATCAGGGCCTGCAGGTGCTACTGGAGCTACAGGTCCAGTTGGCGCTACAGGTGCAAGTGGACCCGCAGGTGTAACTGGTCCAGTTGGTGCAACAGGTGCTACAGGTCCAACAGGTGCTACAGGTCCAATCGGTGTCACAGGCCCAGTTGGTCCAACAGGTTCAACAGGTCCAATTGGTGCTACTGGCCCACAAGGTATTCAAGGAATTCAAGGTGAAGTTGGTGTAACTGGTCCAATTGGTGCAACTGGTCCAGTTGGTGCAACAGGTGCCGTTGGTGTTACTGGCCCAATCGGTGTTACAGGTCCAGTGGGTGCTACAGGTCCAATCGGTGCTACAGGTCCAGTTGGAGCAACAGGCCCACAAGGTATTCAAGGCGAAGTTGGCGCTACTGGCCCAACAGGTTCAACAGGTCCAACAGGTGCTGATTCAACAGTGCCTGGACCAACAGGTGTTACAGGTCCAATTGGTGCTACTGGCGCAACTGGTCCTATTGGTGCCACTGGTGTTAGCGGCCCAACAGGTGCTACGGGTGCTACTGGTCCTCAAGGTTACACAACTGGCCGTTACTACTATTTCAATGAATCAATCACTGAATTAACTGGTTACAAGCAACTTGGCGAAGAACCAACAGGTGCTGCAATGCAAACAGTTACAAATTCTGTTGCAGCAAATTCAACTGAGTTAATGCAGCAATACATTACTGAACCATTTGGTTTTACACTTATTCCTGCAGGTGTTCAGCGTTTTTCACTATTTTTTAGAGTTCCAACAGATACTTCAGATGTGTACGCATTTGCACGCTTGAAGTTAGCAAACAATGCAGGAACTGTTCTTGCCACAATTGGTGATACTGACCCAACACTTATTGGGTATGATGGTACAAACCCAGTATTAGTTGGCACAGAGATTGTTTTGCCAAGTTCGGCAGTATCTGCAACAGATCGTATGATTGTTGAGCTATATGCACAAAATACTGATGGCACATCTCGAACTGTTAACTTTTACACTGAAGGCTCACAACATTATTCATTTGTAATCACATCATTACAGGCACCTGAAGGACCTGTTGGCGCTACTGGCCCAACAGGTGCAACTGGACCTATTGGTGCTACAGGCGTTACAGGTCCAACTGGACCAATCGGTGCTACTGGTGCAAGCGGTGCTGATTCAACTGTTGCTGGCCCTACTGGTCCAACTGGACCAATTGGTGCCACTGGACCTGTTGGTGCAAGCGGTGCTAACGGTGCAGATGGTGCTACGGGTGCCACTGGCCCAATCGGTGCCACTGGCGCTACAGGGCCTGCAGGCATTGATGGTGCCACTGGCCCTGTTGGTGCATCAGGTGCAACTGGACCAGTCGGAGCCACTGGACCACAAGGAATTCAAGGTGAACAGGGTGCCGTTGGAGTAACTGGACCAATCGGTGCTACTGGACCTGTTGGTGCTACTGGACCGATTGGAGCAACTGGAGATGTTGGACCTACTGGCCCTGTTGGTGCCACTGGCGATACTGGGCCTACTGGTCCTATTGGAGCAACTGGACCGATAGGTGCAACAGGCCCTGCAGGTGCAGATGGTGCAACAGGTGCCACTGGACCTGTTGGTGCCACTGGACCTATTGGAGCAACTGGACCTGCTGGCGCTACTGGCCCTGCGGGTGCCACTGGCGCTACTGGACCAGTTGGTGCAACTGGGCCTACAGGTGCCACGGGCGCTGCAGGTGCCAGTGCTGCGATCACTTACTATTACCTTGCAACGGCTGGCCAAACTACATTTAGCGGCGCAGATGCCAACGGAGTAACTCTTGCTTACACAGTAGGTGCCGAGCAGGTATATCTGAACGGTGTGCTTCTTGTTCGCACCACCGACTACACCGCAAGCAATGGAACTTCAGTTGTGCTTGGCATTGCTGCCACTGCAAGTGATGTGCTAAATGTTGTGGCCTACGGTGCCTTCAATGTGGCCAATACCTACACAATCGCCCAGGTTGATGCACTACTGCAAAGTTCTACCACCGCTGACATAATGAACATCTACTAAAGAAAGTTGTAACTAATGGCAACTATTTCAAAGGCGCTTTTTCGCGGAGCAGCAACAACTACTGTTGGCACCACACTTTACACAGTGCCATCTGCTACAACCACGGTTGTAACATCAATCATTGTTACTAACACCTCAGCTTCAGCGGGTACATTTACAATGGCACTGGGCGGCACCAACCTTGCAACTACAGTTGCAGTTGGCGGCAATGACTCAAGCGTGATTGATTTGAAGCAAACACTTACTGCAACCCAAACCATCACTGGCGGTGCCTCTGCCACTTCGATCAATTTTCACATTTCAGGCGTGGAAATCGCTTAAATGGGTGTTTATGAATTATCGGGTGCTGGGTCGTTAAAGACACCGCGCACCGTTTATTCCAGTATGAACGCTGGCAATCAGTATGGCGCGATGGTGCCGATTGCAACTAGAGATTTTGCAACAGGTGCAATTGATTTTACAAATATTCCACAAACATACCAAGATTTAATGGTTGTTGCTCAAGTAAGAGGAACTAACGCAGGAACAGATGAGTATTTATTAACTCAATTTAATGGTTCTGCAACAGGTCATTCTTGGACAACTTTATTGGGCGATGGTTCTAGTGCATCATCTAGCCGTAACTCTCCAGGTGGAATTGCGCCAGGATATTTTTATTGTGGCTTAATGCCAGGCGGAAACAGTACCGTTGGTTTGTATTCAACAACAACTATGCACATTTTGAACTATGCAAACACAACAACAAATAAAACTGCAATTTGGCGTTTTGGTGCAGATCGAAATGGCAGTGGTCAAACTTCTCTAAATGTTGCTTTGTTTGCATCAACTGCAGGAATCAATCGAGTTTTTATGTTGGGTTCAAACGGAACTAGCGGAGCTGCAACCCTCTACGGAATCAGGGCGGTGTCATCGTGACAATGATTCATATTGCAAGTCAGACACTTAGCTCAAATGGTTTTTTCTCTTTTACTTCAATACCGCAAACATTTACGCATTTACAATTCCGTTTTACTGGACAAGTTTATGTTGCTTCAGGAACTGGTGTTGCTGGATTGTATATTGGTGCAAATGGAGATTCTAATATGAAAGGCTCACATTACCTGTACGGCAATGGTTCTAGTGCAATTTCAAGCTACGATTCTATTTCTTCAATTGCAGTAACAAATTATGGTATTGCAAATACACCTGGTGTTGCAGTTATTGATATTTTAGATTATACAAATACAAATAAAAATAAAACATTAAAATCTTTATATGGATATGATGCAAATGGAAGCGGTTGGGTTGGCTTAAATAGCACCTTATACCTCTCAACAACTGCAATCAGTTCTTTAACACTTACAGGTGGTGGAGCAAATATTCTTTCGGGCGCTCGTTGTGACCTTTACGGCATCACCACATCCCAAGTAACGGGGGCATAAATGACAATTGCAATGCAACCGATTTATACAAGAACTATTACAACTGGCGGTTCAAGTGTTACATTTAACAGTATTCCGCAAACTTTTACTGACCTTCAAATTTTAATTTCAGGTCGAGGCGGTGAATCAACAGTAACCAATCTAATTTATTTACAATTTAATGGTGTTGGTGGAAGTGGTTCTTATTCAACAACAAGACTTAGTGCAACAGGTTCTGCTGCATATTCTGATAGAAGTTCTGGCGCATCAGGTGATTATTTTTATGCTGGACTCAGCGCTGAAGCAAATGCAACCGCTAATACTTTTGGAAACACAAGCATTTATATTCCAAATTATACTGGCACCCAATATAAGCAAATAATAAGTGATACTGTTGGTGAGAATAATGCAACTGCAACAGGTATGACATTGGGCGCAGGTTTAATTATTTCAACAAATCCAATTACATCTATGTCAATTGGAATTTTTGGCGGGTTTGTTGCGAATTCTACAGTTTCACTCTACGGAATCACGAAAGGCTAAACAATGAGCAAAGTAATCGAGATCAACTGCGAAACAGGCGAGTCAATCGAACGCGATATGACATCAGATGAACTGGCAGCCCAGGCAGCAATGCAAGCCGAAGCCGAAGCCAACCGCATTGCGGCTGAAATTGAGGCCGCCCGCGTTGATGCCCTGAAAGTTTCAGCTCGCGCCAAGTTGGTTGCAGGTCAACCGCTAACTGCAGATGAAGCCGCACTACTCGTTCTTTAATTTCTAAGGGAGCCAAAGCCAATGACACGATCAAGAGATGTAGCCGATACCCAAGACAACCTGGGCGGGGCGGTGGCACCGTTTGTTGCGGGGAAAAACAAGATCATCAACGGTGATTTTTCTCAGTGGCAAAGAGGCACCAGTTTTACATTAGCGGGAAGTATCGCAAATAATTTTACGGCTGATCGTTTCAATGCACAATTTGACGGCACAGGTGCTACTTGCACAGTAACACAACAAACTTTCACAACAGGTGCCGCGCCAGTAGCAGGTTACGAAGGAACTTATTTTGCTCGCTGGAATAGAAGTGCAGCAGGTTCAGGAAATACTTTAAATTATTTTAAGCAGCAAATTGAAGATGTTCGTACCTTTGCGGGCCAAAATATTACACTTTCATTTTGGGCAAAGGCGGATGCGACAAGAACATTGATTCCACAAATGTATCAAGAATTTGGCTCTGGCGGTTCAGGCGCAGTTCTTGCACTTGGTGGAAGCGTATCTTTAACAACGACTTGGCAACGCTTTACAATTACCGCGACAGTTCCATCAATTTCTGGAAAAACTATTGGAACAAATAGCTCATTAACTCTTTACTTTATTATGCCAACTGGAGTTGCTTTTACAATTGATTATTGGGGAATTATGGTTGAGGCAGGCAGCGTAGCCACCCCATTCACCCCCGCTGGTGGCGGTTTCCCTGGCGCTGAACTGGCATTGTGTCAGCGGTATTTTCAAACAGATCAAAGTGCAGGATTAGGCAACCTTAGTGTTAGTTCAGGTTATTTAATGCAAGGCATAACATCTAATAGAATTGCTTGCAATATTTTGTTTCCAGTGCAAATGCGAATTACTCCAACTGTCACAATGTCAACAGGCGCGCCTTACTGGGAATCCGTTCCATATAACACAGTTGGTTCCTTAACGATTTCATCCGTTGACGCAAGTAAAATGACACGCTCAGGTGGTTTATTATCTATTGTAGGCACCTTTGGAACTACACCAGTTCAAAATTATCCTGGTTTGCTTGGTTCAAATCAAATAACTTATTCGGCGGAGTTGTAAAATGAAATATGAAGCAATGGAAGATTACATTTTAAGATTTAATACTGATGGCAGTGTTTCATCAATTCCATTAGACATAGGCAACTCAGACTATCAACGCTACCTAAAGTGGCTCGAAAATCCTGAAGCTGAAGAAAACCAACCAACGCTATAACTAACAGTTCGGGGGAACTATGCGTTTTCACATCGTGGCACTGCCACATACACAGGTAACAAAATCCTTCGCTGGGTGCGCCTTTACTGAAAAGGTGCGCCGATTCTGCATAATGATGCACGACTTAGGCCACGAAGTTTATCTTTATGCTGGCGAATCCGTTGAGGCACCTGTTACTGAACTGATTACTTGCGTGGCAGATTCAAAGCGTGCCGAGGCAGTAGCAACTGTTCCCCATTACACCCAGTTCCCGTTCAATGGGCCTTTGTGGGATGAATTCAATGCCAATGCAATCAAGGCAATCGGTGAGCGCATCCAAAAGCAAGATTTTATTTGCCTCATTGGTGGGTCAGCACAAAAGCCAATTGCCGATGCCTTCCCCGCGCACTTGAGCGTGGAGTTTGGCGTTGGCTACGGCGGCGTGTTTGCCAAGTACCGTGTCTTTGAGTCCTATGCCTGGATGCACTCAATCTATGCAGGGTGGAAAAACCCAACAACGGCAGATGGCCAGTTTTATGATGCAGTAATTCCAGGGTATTTAGAACCTGAAATGTTCCCACTCGGCGATGGGCAAGGTGACTATTACCTGTTCATTGGTCGGTTGATTGATCGCAAGGGTTATAGAATTGCCCAAGAAGTATGTGAGCGACTTGGAAAGCGGCTTATCTTGGCAGGGCCTGGTGAGCAAAGCGGGTACGGCGAGTTTGTCGGTTCAGTTGGACCCGAACAACGAGCTGAATTGATGGGTGGAGCAATAGCCACCTTTGCACCAACACTATATGTAGAACCTTTTGGAAATGTAGTAATTGAATCGCAGGCTTGTGGCACGCCAACAATCACAACTGATTGGGGCGCATTTACAGAGAACAATCCTGATGGGATTTCAGGCTTTAGATGCCGTACTTTGGCTGAATTTATGCAGGCAGCCGAAGGGGTCAAATACCTAGATCGGGCCAAAATCCGCAATCGTGCAGTTTCGCTCTATAACCTTGATACTATCGGCCTTCAATACGAGGCTTACTTTAAGCGCCTGTTAACCCTTTGGGGCGATGGCTGGTATGAAATGGGGGATGCAAATGGATAGAGGCAAAGTATTAGATGAAGCCAAACGCCTTACTTACGGTGATCGCAATGTTTCCTACGATGAACCACGCATTAACCATAAGCGCATTGGCGTTTTATTAGGAATTGTTTTAGAAAGATATGTTGAATCGGCACAACCAGGCGATGCCGTTCCGCCCGAAGTTGCAGCTTTATGTATGGCAGCAATGAAACTTGCACGCCTTTCTGCAAAGCCAAATCATTTAGATTCAGCAATAGATTTGGCGGCTTACGCTGCAATTTGTGCTGAACTTGCATCACATATAGATTAACTCTTAGGCGCAAAACGCCCCCATAACGAAACCCCGCCACCTGCAGCCGTTCCTGCGAGTGTGCGGGGTTTCGTGCTTTCAATTACTTGATATATTCGCGCAATGCCTTATGTATGACTGCGCTAACGGTTGTGCCTTCTTCTTTTGCTTTGGCTTGCACCGATTGCCAAAGGTCGGTGGCCACGCGGATTGATCGCAATGGGGTCATAGAACCACGCACTCAGTCATTGAACCCCAACACCAGCCAAGAAACTCAGCACTGGGTGCATCAATGCCAACCCACCAAAGATTTGCAGCAACTTGCCAAACCACAATTAAGCCAACTGCAATTGCAACTGCTCGTACACGCTTGCCACGCTTTGTAATCATTAGTTGTTCTCCAATTCTTCAATGTGGGCAATGGTTAGGGCAGAGTTAACAATTGCTCTGCGAAGTGATTGCTTGAATTCATCAAAATCACCTGATTCGCTTGCTTCATTAAGATCACGGCTGATTTGATACATAGTATCTGCAATATCAATTACCAATTCTTTGTAAGCACCCATTTTAATTATTCTCCATATTCGCTAGGTATGCCTCAAAGCAAGGCAGACATAAATTGACTTTCATAACTGATTCAAATGTTTCTTTACAGGCATTGCACTTGCAGGTGTAGTTGGTTGAAAACATTACTCACCCATTTCTTCAAGTAATGCTGAAAGCATCTCAAGGTGATATTGCTCTTGCTCGCGTTCGTTGCAAGAGTTTGCTTCTTTTGCTTGTTCCAAGTGGTAATCAGCAACATCTTTTAGTTTCATTATGAGATCACCTTTGCATTAAAAGGCAATCCCATATCTCCACGAATCCAAGTTGAAACTTGAGATTCATCAAAATTAGGCAACTGCATAAGCGCCTTTAATGGGAATCCATATTGCTTTCCTGTTGCAATTTCAATTGCTGAAAGCGGGAACTTTGCCTTGCGAAGATTGATGCCAATAAATTTGTATTCTTTGCGAGCATTTACAAAAGTACCGCCAAGAACATCTGATGGGTTTTTGAATCCGTAAGAAGTTCCAACTGCAAGCCAATTGTGTGCTTCAGGTGAATTAAGATTCACACCTGATTCATTCAAAGTAACTGCAACTGCCTTTACGGTGTAATTGTATTCCTCACCATATTTTGTATTTTGCTTCAACAATTGAAGATTGTGTTTTGCAAGAATCGCCTTAACTGATTCTTCAATCTCGTTAGTGATCTGAATTGCTAGTGGTTTTGATACTGACATTTTGCTATCCGTTCTTAGGGGCCGTTCCCCATTGAGATAAACATACGCCCCTGTATATACAGATGCAAGTTGATTTGGCTGGATTTGCCAAAATTCTTTTTTACGCCTAGATTCAGCCCTGAAAGCCCAGCCGAAGGGGAAGCGGTTGGGTTTTCGCCATTCTCGCACCCTTTTCAGGGGCGTACCCTACACTTGGCCAATGACCACGCTAATTGCCTTCCAGGGGCCTGATTTTGCCATTCTAGGGGCAGACTCTCAGGTGACCGATGGGGATAAGCGCATCATTTCGCCCAGCACGCCCAAGATCGTAAAGCTAAAAAAGTATTTGCTGGCGGTAAGCGGTGATTGCAGGCCAGGGGATATTCTGACCTACAACTGGACACCGCCCGCCTTTGATGGCACCAATCCAGTTACTTTTATGGGCAGAAAGATCATCCCAAGCATCATTGCCGCGTTTCGGGCGCAGGGATTTGATTACACCAAAGAAGGAATCAGTTATTCATACTTATTGGCATTTGCTGGCAATGTATTTGAAATTGGCGATGATCTAAGTGTTACTCAATCAGCCGATGGACTGTACGGGGTTGGCTCAGGCTCTGCCTACGCGTTGGGGGCATTGGCTGGGCTGGTGCCGAATGTCGGCAGGGCAGAAATCATCAAGGCGCTGGAAATTGCCGCCAAATATGACATCAACACCGCCAAACCTTTTCAGATTGAACTTCAGCGAGTCTAGGCCGTTGCAGCGTTCAAAAGTGTGTAGTATGTGCAGACCTACTTTGAACGGAAAGGAATACCAAATGTTTTGGTTAGGCTTAGTTTGCGGGTTTATTGGAATCCTTGCATTGTACGCAATCATCATTTCAGCTTTTGAGATTGGTGAAGGCGAATGAATCTTGAAAAGCAACCACGCGACCCACTATTTTCAATTCACAATCATTCAGACGGCAGTATTGCCTTATATCTTGAAGAACAAGATGCAGTGAAGGATTTAGTGCAAGATGTAGTTGGCGCATACGAGTTAGATGATTTGGACTTGTTGCGCCACTCTGCAGATCGCAGTGTGAAATCTGAAAACTACTTTGAACACCTAGATAATGCCCGCGACAACTTGGGCGAGAACGCACCATTGCTTTGCAATATGACAGAGCAAGAAGCACTTATTTTGGCCGAAGATTTGATTCGAGCAGTTAAGTTTGCCCGCATCAGTCGTGAGGCTGGCACCAACTACCCATCATTGAAGGCGGTTAAGTAAGCCAATGGCTAATCCAAACGGGCGCAAAGGCGCACAATTTGAAACCGATGTTATGCGTTGGCTTCGTAGTGCTGGTGCCTTGTGCGAACGATTGGTGAAGGCGGGGTCGGCAGATGAAGGTGACTTGTGCGCCGTAGTTGCTGGCAAAACATACATTCTTGAACTCAAGAACAGAAAAACAATAAGTTTGCCTGAATTTTGGCGTGAAGCTGAAGTTGAGGCAGAAAACTATGCAAAGGCACGCGGTTTAACCGAAGTTCCATTGCATTACATCATTCTCAAGCGCCGAAACGCTGGGATTGAAAAGGCTTGGGTAATCCAAGACCTTCAACAATGGTTGGATGAAAAGCATTGAAAACTTTTGATTTCTTTGTTGATCTACCACGATTTGATGAAGCAAAGTGTGCAGAGATTGAGGATAAGGATTTATTCTTCCCTGATAACCGCACACAAGAGGCAGAAAGACTGCACCAACTTAAAGCAATATGCGCAAGTTGTATTCACAGTAAGGAGTGTTTGGAGTACGCACTAGAAAAGCAAATAACCCACGGCATTTGGGGTGGCTCAACGCCAGCCGATAGAGATGCCGTTGTTACAAAGGGTAAGGATTATGCCTTCAAAGGAATGGCATTGCGAATTATCCAATTGCACGCAAAAGGGTTAGTTGCCAACGAAATTGCGGTTCAACTAGATACATCCCCTGGCTATGTCAGGCGAGTATTAAAAAAGTTGAC